TAAGACGGTACCGGCTGCCGGTAGTCGCCCAGCGTCCCATAGATCAGGTCCGTTTCCTCGTCGGTCTCGGGATCGACCGTGTACACGATGAATTCCGAGAGGATGAACATCTTTACATCAGGATGGGCTTTGTTGGCATACTGGACCGTGAGAAAAAGCCGGTCGTCTTCGTGCCGCCGCTCCGCTACCGCGCCGTCCGAGACGTATTCCAGCAGCTCGTGGACGTCCGCCAGGTTGATATCCTTATCCACCTTCCCGCTGCCGAACGCAACGCGCGTGATCCGCAGCGGCTTCTCCAGCGCCATACACGCGGCCATGACGTTCCGCCCGTGGGTCATAGGTTTGTAGGCATACTCCTGGATGGCGTCTTTTTTGTTGGGTTCCATGTGTTATTCCCCCTTTGATCTGTTTGAGATGATAGTGCAGACGCCGCCGGTGCGCAGGATGGTTGTAGAGGGCGGCGGTGCTGTGTCCGCCGGTACCGGCAGCGATGTGTGACCGGACAGACTCCCTCCGGTGCGCAGGGATTGGGAAAATTCCGGCTTGTCCGGCCTCGCTGGTACACCGGCGGAGATATGCATCCCGCCAGTGCCGCCGGCACGAAGTACCGCTTGGGAACTGAGCGTATCCGCTCCCGCAGGAATGCCGATGGATGGATCAGCTCCAAAGCTGCCGCCAACCTGGATCGACTGCTGGAAATCAAATGTATCCGCACCGGCGGGGACGCCAACAGACGCATCGGCTCCGAAAGTACCGCCGACTGAGATCGTCTGCCGGAAGTCATATACATCTTCCGCAGCAGGCACCCCCATGCTGACGATGGTACCCACGCCGCCGCCGACATGGAGTACAGCCGGAGCTGTGGTCATCGTGAATACGATCTCTTCCAGATGGGACCGCAGGCTTTTATAGAAATTGACGCGCTCCAGCACGGCCCACGGGCGCGTGTCGTCTCCGAATGTATCCGAGAGGTCAATATTGAGTTTGAAATGATACGGCTTACCGCCCTCGTACTCAAACCACTCCTGCACCGCCGAATCAGGGTAGATGTCCCGCAATGCCATCTCCACGGCGGCCTTCGTCCCCAGAAGTTTGTGAACATGCCAGCTGTCCGCCAGTGTCCGCCGCTTTTCCTCTACGGTGTAGTTTGGGTTCCACCAGTCCACCTTGAAGTCGTAGGCCAGAATGTCCAGCAGGTCCTCCGGAAGCTCACGGATGCGCGGGTAAATGCGCAGCCGGTCAATTTCCTCCGGACGGCGGGCCAGGAGCCGTGCGGTCACCTCCGCGAGGGCGGCGGCGCGGGAATCTCTCTGCAGCGCAACAGGGAACGCCCCCAGAATATTTTCCGCAGTCAGACCGTGGACCGTACCGGGATCATTCATCCTCGCAGCCCCCAATCTTCAGACGGTTTGAGTTTGATAGTGACTTTCTTCGCTGTGCTTAGAAAGGGGGCGTCGCTCTTTCCAACAGCAGCATGTGGAACAGCAAACAGCTCTACCGAGACGCCGGACTTTCTCAAATCATCGAGTGATTCAAGAAATCGCATTTCTGCAAGCCGCTCATTCATCCTCGTAGCCCCCGTTCAGAATCTGGATTCTGTTGATTTTAGCCAGCTGGGGGACCATCTCCGGTCCATAGCTCAGGTCGGCACTCAGCACCGGGTTACCGTCCCGCAGCCGGGTGAACACCGGCAGGACCAGATCCACGCGCTTGATACCGGCCTCCATGATGAGGCTGTAGAGCTTGGAGGGGTTGATGTCCCGCCCCAGCTTCCCCCGCTGCCAGACTACATACCGGTCCACCGCGTCCTGCACCGCTGCGGCGATCTCCGCGCCGCTCCTGGTGCTCCGTTGGGGAATGTAGTAGGTGAGCTGAATGTCGTAGGGAACGATCTCCGCATCCTCCACATACACAAGATCGGTCAGAGGCCGCACCTCGTCCGCGCTGCAGGCCGCCAGCACTTTCTCCTTGATCTCATCCGTGGCCAGTGTTCCATCGTTCATCAGAACATACAGTTTGACAACACCTGGAATGGGAGAATTGACCGCTACATCGGCGATCTCCATGCTGACCTGTTTGGCCCAGTAGATATAGCTGCCCCGCGCTCCGGCGCAGCTGTAGGCATCCATAGAAGCTCTCATAAGTTCGTAATACTCCTCATCCGTCGGCACATCGGAACCGCCGTCCGAAACCGTAATATTTTTGCACTCCGAGTAATACTCGTAGACATCCACGAGCTTGCTGATCTGACCGGCCGCATAGCCGTTTCCGACAATACCCAGCGTCTGACAGCAGACCTCCGCTTCCACAAAGGTCTCCCCTGCGGGGCTGTAGTGGTCCTGATCTGTATTCCAAACCAGCGTCCCGCTGGTATCCGTCACGCGGGTACCGGCGGGGATCAGCGTGGCTTCCTCCCGCGGCACAGAGATTTCAAACCGCATCTTGCAGGATGCCGGTTTTGCTCCAGGCCGTTTCTGGATGTAGGTCAACTCCGCCAGCGCGTCCAGATTCTCCCCGTCCGCGCGGCTTGGAATGTTCTGATTGCCGCTCCAGTTATTCAGAAGCCGCTCCTGCACAATGACGTGTGCCACCCAGCGGATGAACTGCATCTCCGGGCTGGCGGGCCGGACGGTGCTCCCGACAATCAGCTCGTAGCCCTGGATCAGATCGGAAGTGACCTCGTTGGTATCTGTGGATACAAACTGATACGCGGGATTCCTGGTAATTTCCTTATTCTCCAATGATTTCCACCTCCACTGTCGGCCACAGCGCCCCCGGCTGGCTGATATTCTCCGTAAAGGTAACGCCGACAAACTGTGCCCGGGGCTCCCACTTTTCGATGGCCTCCCGGATCTCGGCCCGCATCATCATTTCTGCCACCGGCATGGGCTTGTCCAGGAACACAGCGGTCAACCCGAACTCCCGGTACAGCGGCACGCTGCCTTTGGGCGTTGACAGGATGACCGCAATGTTCTGAAGCACAGAGGACACCAGCTCCGGGTCATTGAATCGGATATTGGCCAAATCTGTCGCGTTTATTTTGTAGCTCACCGGTCAGCCCTCCCTAAAAGTCCTTGCTGAGATATTCCAGCAGCGTTACGGATACTTTTGTGCAGTATTGGTTGCCATGGACGTCAAAATACTGCACTTTGATTTTGAGGTCCTTTATAACCCACCGGTACTTTCCGTAGGCGTGCTCTCCGATCAGCAGTTGGAGCGCAGTCCCCTCCCGCATGTACTTCCACAGCTTCACAGCCTCTTCCATTGGGTCCACGCCGGCCTGCGCACAGAAGGTAATGTCGAAAGTGAATTTGTCTGAATCCATCCCTGTGAACTCGACAAGGGCGTGGGTGTTATGCCGCTGGTGGGTGGCGTAGCGGGAAGAGCCGGACCAGACTACATTATCCGGAGTTTCCAGTTTCTCCGAAGAAGTCTCAAAGATAATACCTTCCTCGGCGCTGGTTCCCAGGTATCCGATTTTTGCCACGCTGCCGCCTCCTTTTACGCATTACTTCCAGCGTTTGATTCCCCCTACGATGAAACCGTCGGCATCCAGTACCGGCAGATAAACCGCCAGCACCTCGTCCCCTTCCTTGGGCATCCAGGGCTTGCGCTTGATTTTGTGCTTGTGGGGTACATACCTCGTCTCTCCCGCCTGGGGTATCTTATCTTCTGTCTCGAACTCCGTCCACTGGGTATCATCGTATTCTCTCGGCACATCATCCGGAGTAACATCCTGGCTGATCAGAACGGGCAGCCAATCAGAAGCCATCTGCAGATCCGGGAACCAGACCCGCGCCAGCCGATTCTCCATTTGCCTGTCCATAACCGTTCCCACACGGACCAGACCGGAGAGTATCTTTTCAAATTCGGTCATCAGTATCCCTCCAATACACGCCGGACGGTGATCTGCGTGGTGTACCCGCTGGAGCTGTCCACCGTGTGCTTCGCCTGCTTGATAATGTACTTACCGTCCCAGCCGCCCCAGTCCTCCAGCACGACCGTCACTCCGGCCACCAGCGCGGGATTGCCGGGGAAGGTAAAGGAGGCCGTCCGGGTGAACTTGTTGTGCAGCCGCAGCCGCTTCTCAGCCAGAGCCTTTGCCTCGCCCGCGTCGGCCACCCGTGCGGTGACCTCCAGGCATTGGCCGCTCTTGGCATCCTCGCCGCTGGCGGTGTAGGTACCCTCAATGCACTTGCCGCTCCCGGGGTCCGTGTAGCTCACCCGGCAGGAGCCATACTGCGTCCCCGCCGCCCCGACATCCAGGGTGTACTTGATGTACTTTCCCGCCTTGCCGCGCTTGATGGTAAGGACAGCTCCCTTGCCCTCGTAATCCTTCTGGTCGAACAGTACCAGCATGCCATCCGTGATCTTGAGGGAGATACCGGCGTTGTGACAAAGAGTAGAAAGAAAGTCAATATCGCTGGTTTTGACCTGCTCCACACGCCTGTACTGTGGGTCGTTGGACGCTTCATACATGCAGGAGAGGCCAGCATTGCCCGCAACCTCGTTGGCAATACCGGAAAGGCTGTAGTTCTCCCAGGCTTTGGATTTCTTGGTCTGCCGGATGGGTGCGCTGAAAGGCAAGGCCGTCCCCTTGATTGTGACCACCGACGGAGGACCGGAGGGCTTCACGCCGTCCAGCTCAAAATCCCCGGTGGGAAGCTCTGCATCGTTCCCCCAGCCCTCCGGCTTGATAACAGCACTGAATTTCAGTTTGGCTGCTGCCGCCGCCTGAATGATTTCCTCCAGCCAGCTTTGCAGCCAGACACCCTCCCGATCCTGAATTTTGATCTGGAGGTCGTCCGCCGCATCCTCCTCATTGTCCGTGTAGGTCACGGACAGCAGATAAGGCTTGATGTCCTTCGTAATGTCCACGCCGTCAAAGGTGAGCTCCACCGATGTGCGGCGTGCTTGATCGTCCTTGTTCATGTGCGCCCCCGTTTCCACGGCGGCAGGGTATCGCTGATCTTCCGCTCCGGCTCAGGCAGCGTCAGCACGATCCCCGCCGGGAAGGTATAGTACATCCGGTACTGGCGGTTCAGATTCATTAGCCGGTCTGTGTAGGCTGTATCGCCTAATTGAGTATAGGCGATGCTGTCCCACATATCGCCCTGGGCCGTCCTATAGGTTTTCATACATAAGCCCCCCTCAGCGCGTCAGCCTGGACTTCCTCCATAGCGTCGATCACCGCGGCTTTCAGCTCACCACGGCTCACA